CTTCACTTGTATTACGAATAGTCATCTCTTTCCATTTTTCATCTCGTCCTGGAACTTCTGACCAATGTACTTCTATAGGTACGTAATCATTTCTTTTATTAATTGCATCAATCCATAATTTGTAATATTGATTCATACCGTGTGGTGTTGATACTATAATCATCTTTGTATTTTTACCAGATGAGATCGTAGGATAAACTGAACTAAAAAACATCTCTGCGATATTTGCTGGTACGAAAGCAAATTCGTCAAGGAAGATAATGTTAAATGAACCTCCTCGAATAGCGGAACTTGAAGTCGCCGCTGCTACAATCGTTGATTTATTTTCTAACTCGATATTACCTTTGTTCCAATTAATGATACCTTGTTGCATCCATTTAGGTAAATTTTCATATGCGAGTTGTAATCTACTTAATATATCTCTTGCCGTAGAACTTTTGTTCGCAAGTAATGCGATGTTTGAATTTGGATTAAATAAAGCGTAATGTAAAAGATAAGAAATTGTTGTTGTTGATTTACCAGATTGTCTAGGTAGTTTACAGATTGTAAATCTATTATCGTGTATAGTGTTTACAATATTTTTTTGAAAGTCATACATCTTAAAAGGAACCAAACCTTCATCAAGCGATACAATTCTCACATAGTTTTCCATAAAGTAAATTGGATCGTTTGCACATTTTTGATATTCTTTTATCTGTTCTTCTGTAAACTCGACAGGTGTGTTTACTTTTTTAAGATTTGGATTACCAAGATATGCTTCTGTGTTACTCATTGTAAGTATACCAACCTGTTATAATGTATTTTTCTTTCGTTTTACTTATTTGGCCTCTATGTGTATGTGTCCAATCAGATGGCCATATTAAGGTTAAACCTTTTTTCGCTGGTGATGTCAAATTTTGAAATTTAAATTCTGTACCACCATCATCAACATCATTAAGATAAGTCATAAAAACCAAAACTCTATTTCTTGTAATCAAACCTGTTCTTTCAAAATGCCAAGTTTTAAAACCACCACCTGGTTTATAGTGTTGCAATTGTAAATCATCATTAATATCAATATGACCAATATTAGCAGCCTCTGGATATTTTTCAGTATATTTTATTAAACATTGTTGTAAAAAATATCTATAATTAATAACTTCTTTAATTAAAAAAGGATTAATTTCTGGTGGTAACATTAAATCTAAACTATCTTTTTTATCTTTATTTTCTACTACCTTTCCATTTTCAACCATCTTTCCAGATTTAGTATTTATTTTATAATCTCTATTATTAAATACCTTTACAAGTCCATCACATACTTCTTCAGGTATGTACCAACCACCTATAAAACTCTCAATTGGAAATTTATGTTCATTCATTAATTATAGCTTCTATATGAGTATACCCAAGTCTTTTCGCTTGTGTAACTCTTTGATTACCTTTCTCTACACTATATAGTTTTTCTTTATAGTGTTTACCACCAGCACCGTATCGTTGTGATTTACTTAAAGTGTGTTTAAAAACTTCAATTGGATTATTCATCATATCTTTTATATCTTCTACACCATCAGTTAACTTTGGATTGTATTTTTCGTAATACGTATTATACGTTAAATCACTTATCTTCAGTATCTGTTTTTTCGGGTGTGATGTCTTTGACTTTAGAACTTTCATCTTTTTTCAACATCTTTTGTAACTCTGCTGTAGAACCTACAAACAAAGCGTTCTTTATATTTTGATTTGCTGACTTTGGCAATTCTTTCAAGTCTTTAAGTTTTTTTTGTAAGTCTTGTAGTTTATCTACTGTACCAGCAACTTGTCCTATCAATTGACCAGCGACTTCATACGCTCTTGGGTGTTGTCCTTCTCTGGCGATGTCAAGTATTCCATCAATCGCTTCTTGTCCTCTTTCAATTAGATTATAATAGTTTTCTCTACTGTATTTGTAGTCGTTATCTACATCAGCTTTACTATCGTCTTCTCTACGTGGAACCGCTGGTTTAAATTCTTGTTTGACAATTTCTTTTTTTGTTTCAGGTTTATTGATACCGAGTATCTCATTTACCTTATCTTCTAATTTAGTCATAATACTATTTATGTTATTAAAAAAAAGTTAAAATTTTCTAAAGAAAAAATGAGTAATAGCATATCTACCAAAACCTACGTTACTTGTTTTCATTTTAACAGGTGTTACAGCGTGATAATAAAAACTAGGAAACAATACCATTCGATTATTTTTACACTCTATCTTTTCATTTAACTTTGTAAAAATTAGATCACCGCCTTCAAACGATTTAGGTTCTTTATATACCCATATTAAAATGGTAAATTGAAAAACATCGTGGTGCTCGTCATATCTATCATTTGTTTCATAATAATTAATTATTGTTGATGAGGCATTTGTATCCATAAAAACTCTATCTATAGCTGTGTTAGAACTTTTAAATGCATCTGTTACTTTTTGGTGAAACTCTTGTTGTTGAAATTTTTTTAAAGATCCTAATATAGGAGAATTGATATAACCTTTTTCTGTGTAAAGTTGTTCGGGATAAATTCTAAAAGAAGAAGATAAAGATTTATTATCACTATTACGAGCAGTTTCAAAACTATTTTCACTTCTACTCATTGGAGTACAAGAAAGATAATCTAATTCTTTCATTACTCTTTTCAATTCTTCTTTTTTATACCAGTTATCAATAATTAAATAATTGTTCATTATAAACTTTCTAAAAATTTTCTATGATCTATTGCTTTTTGTAAATGTTCTACGACAGTTACTCTATAATCTTTATATTCAGGAAGTAGATTTGAATAAGGTTCTAATTTAAATTTTTTATCAAATAGGCCCAATCCATCTCCAACTTGTAAATAACTTTGTTCAGTAAACATTGCTCTGTGACTTCCAAAATGTAAATCAAAAGTTTTCATATCTGAATTTTTTATATTATCAAGTATACCTTCTATTTTTGGTGGTGGTTTATTTTTATCTCTAAATTCTTTCCAAAAAGGACTATCTTTTCTTTTTGTTAGATAATGAAAGTATAAAAAGTTTAACACACTATCATTATCTTCTGTTACTAAATCGTTATACAATTGTTTTCGATTGTAATTATTATTAAACATATCAGGTAAAAAATGTAAAAGATGATACAACTGTTCTATTGCCAACCATATAGATGTGGCTTCCAGAGGTTCAGTAAATCCAGAAGATAATCCTACTGCAATACAATTATTATTCCACACTTTTTCAAAACGACCTGCATTAAAATTTATTGTTCTTATATATTCTATATCAGGAAACATTTCTTTAGCTTCATTAAAGGCTTGTTCATCTGTTATATAATCACTATCAAAAATATAACCTGCACCATACCTATGTTGTAAAGGGATTTTCCATACCCAACCATATTTCATCGCAATAGCTTGTGTATATGGTTTAATTCTTTCTTCTTGTTTTAAGAAAAAAGGAATAGCCTTTTTTATAGGTAAATGTTTTTGATAATCTGTCCATTTAGTTTTATAATGTTTTTGTATTAGTAACCTGTGAAAACCACTACAGTCAAAAACAAAATCACACTTTTGTGATAAACCACTTTCAAAATTTAATTGAGTAATGTTATTATACTCATCAGTATCTACACCTTTAAATTCATCATAATAAAGTTTTATACCTCTTTTGATACCTATATTTTTTAAATATTCAGCTAACTTATGTGCATCAAAATGAAAAGAATTTGACATATTATTAATGTCAACTTTATCATCATAAGATAAAATAGGTGGATAAGTATGATTGTCAATTTTCTTATTGTTGTTAATTAAATGTTTTAGATAATAATTATAACAATCACTTCCAAATACAGGCGGAATATAAAATCTGTCTAATTGATTTCGTACTTGAAAAGAATGAAAATATTTTTTATTATCACCATTCCAATTTTCAAAACTTATACCATTTTTTAATGTACCACCTGTTTGTTTTAAAAAATTTTGGCGATTGATACCTAACTCTTTTAAAAATTTAACTAATGTTGGAGTTGATCCTTCTCCTGCTCCTAATATTCCTACTTTTTTACTTTCAACTAATATGACATTACAATCTTTAAATATTAGTTTGTTAAATAGAGCCGTTAACCATCCAGCAGTTCCACCACCTAGTACAACAATGTTTTTATCTTTTATCATATTACGTTATAGTTTATTACACATCTTTGAGATTTTTTAGGTTGTTCAGCGGTATGCCAATGATAACCATTAAACATAACTACTCTACCTTGTTTTGGCTTAACCTTTTGTTTAATAATTAAATTATTAATATTAGGTTTATCTGTACCCGTACCATTGTACTTATTTTCATATATGATAGTATCAGCTTCGTTATCACAAACATAATATAAAACAACAAAATGCTCAAAATAGCTATCAATATGTGGTGTATCTACTTGATTGTTATTTTTAAGCAATAAAGGTAACTGAAAGAACGCTCTACCTTGTGTCATTGAAGTATAATTAAAATTAATTTTTTTAAGTGAATTAGATATTAGAGGTAATACTAAAGAGTGATAGTCACTATTTATTTCTTTATCCATCATAAAAATATGTGAAAATCCTGGTCTTTGTTGAACAGTATTATCATCATAACTAATATCTTTTACAAAAAACCAAGGAAATTTTGTACTAAAAAGAGTTTCTTTAATTTTGTTTTGATAATCAACATCTATAACATCATCAAATATATAAATTTCATCATTAAACATAATATTATTTAGTCAGTTAAATTTTATTCATCTGAATCCGTAGATGTGTTATATTTTTTTCCATCCGTATATGATGTAATCGTTGTCGTAAATCCAAAATCATCATCAGCGTCTGCGCTAGTGGGATTAGGAACTACGATAATTCGTTCTTCTCTCGCTTTATTGTTTACATCTGTATCACTATATAAATCTGCTTGTGTTTCTTTAATGACTTTTTGAGTATTCGCTGGACCAAATAGATAAGTCTTCGCTGTAAATCCTAGAGTATAAACTACTGCTCTTCTTTGTGAAAAATCACCACTATAAGTATCTTCATAATTTACACTATTTAAAATTATTGGTACATCTCTTTTTATGTTTAATTCTGGTATTGCATTTACAGTTACAGTATAATCAGGTTGAAAGAATGGTAATATTTGTTCTATAATTTGTAGACCACCTTCAGCTGTAGCTGTAAATGAATAAAGATTATAGGATATATTATAAGGAACTGGTGTATAATTATAATTTAATACTTTTCCATCTGTACCTGTTTTAACAGTTTTATATTTTTGTATTCTTGTTAATTTACGAGTACCATCATATTGTATTCCTGTAATTTCAAAACCCATACGAGGTAAAGTAATCGCAAATTCTCTTTCATCTAAAGATGGCTGTTGATCTAATCTTACTAAAAACTTTTCTTTTGGAGCATACGCTAAAGGAACTCTAATGGTTTGTATAACTGTATCACTAGAGTCTTTTCTTTTAATTTGTATATTATTAAAGATTTGACCAAATGCGATGGTCATTCTTCTCATACTCTCGTTATAAAAATATCTTCCAAACATCTAAAAATCAACTTCTCCAAATGGGTTACGTTCTGTGAAATCTAATATATCATCTGCTGTTGACGCTGTATCAAAACCCGCTTCTGTATCTAAATCTAAATTATCAGCATATAATGATTGAGTTTGTATGTTATATGTTTCTAATAACATATAATTATTTTCACCATCTGCTGCATCATTTTCCAATAATATAGAACCTGTTTCTGCCTCTAAAGATAATTGATGTGCCAATTGATCTAAACTATATTGATCTTCAGCACTGTCAACATCAGTAATACCTGTATCTAATCTTTCTGATGAGTATTCCCAACGAGTGCAAACTAATTTATAAACTGGTAAATTACTTAATTGAAAGAAAGGTTCTTGGTCTTGTACAAATTTAATTTCAAAAAAACTATTCATCAAAGGCATATAAAGTATATCGCCTTCATTTGGTCTTCCTTCTTTTATTAAAGAAGTATTACTATCAACAACTTCATCAAATCTTCTTTTAGCAACCATAAAGGTTGTATCTTCTCTAATTTCTAAACCAAACTTATTAATGATTTCTTGTTCACCAGCAAATCCTTCAGTGGTTTCCATATACATTTCAACCATATGTGCTGTATTAAATTTAGATAAAGTATCTTCGCCTAATACAATATCTCTATTAACTAATGTTCTTGGAAGATAGTAAATATCTTGTCCATAAATCTTTAGACCCTCTATGATTATATCTTCGTAAAGTCTTTGTTCTTCGGAACTTCCTATGCCCTTACCTTGTTGAAAATAGTGGTTAACGGCCATAACATTATCCTATCATCATTGCGGGATTTAATTCGTAAGAACTTCTTATTTCTTGTTCAAGTTTTTCTATATCAGATAGAGCTTCTGAATATATTTGTTGACCATTTAATGAAACACCACCGATCATAGCTACACCATTAAATTTAGATAAATTTGCTCCCCATTGTTTTTTAAACAACGCAGTTACATATCTTTTTAAATAGATGTCATTGTAAACATCTGTAAAAGTATCTGGATCTAATTTACGATAAGCTTCTATTACTAGATACTCACCAACTTGTAAATCATTTTTCCAATCTTGGTCAATGTATAATCTATTGTCGTGTTGATTAAATCTTAATGGTTTTTCACCAACTAATACGTGGTCTAAAAAATCTAAATGTCTTAAAACAACATCATAGTTAATTATTGATGTTGAAGAAAAATCATAAAGGTCATTTAATCTTAATTGGTATCTTACGTCAAATAAGTTTAGATTACCTTTATTTGAATATGGGAATATATTAATAACAGAGATTACACTTTCTGGTACTACGATAAAACCGTTTGCTTCTTTCCAAGAAGTCGTTACAGAATTTTTAGTGACTGATTCAGTTGTATCAGCATTTATTCTATCGTAATCAGCCTGTGTGTATTGATACTTTAGATATGTTCTACGAATACCATCATAATGATATTGCGCAAAATATTGTAACGCTTCGTCTATTCTATCTTCCAATTGGTCATCATCAGCATTGATTTCAATGACTGGTTTTCCGAGTGCTCTTAAAGCGTATTGTTTTAAAGTTTCTCTACTTGATGGTGTTGCCATACTATTCCTCTTATTTTCTACTATTTATAAGAATAGTAGAGTATTAACCCAGTGCAACAGCCTGTGCGATAGCGAATGCAGTTGACGCTTTTGTGTCTATTTGTGTTTGAATAGCACTCGTCACTCCATTTAAATAACTCAATTCTGTATTGTCAACATCTCCATTACCAATTTTAGTAGCACTAATACCACTTGATAATTCACTATCTCCAATATTAGTAATAGTATTATTATCGGCATCAATTGTTTTATTTGTTAAAGTTTGAGTTGACGTTAATAATGTGATTGATGAAGTATCAGATAAATCAGTTGAGGCAATTGTAATATTAGCAGTACCATCAAAAGATACACCAGCAATTGTTCTAGCAGTTTCTAATGCAGTAGCTGTAGCAGCATTTCCTGAAGTGTCTTGGTTACCTGTTGTATTAACGCCAGGTAAATTAATATTGGCTGTACCATCAAAAGATACACCACCAATTGTTCTAGCAGTTTCTAAAGCAGTTGCTGTTGCAGCGTTACCACTTGTGTCTTGGTTACCAGAAGTATTAACACCTGGTAGATTAATATTCGCACTACCGTCAAATGATACTCCACCGATTGTTCTAGCAGTAGCCAGAGCAGTTGCTGTGTCAGCGTTTCCTGTAACATCTCCTGTTACATTTCCTGTTACGTTACCAGTTAAAGCGCCTTCAAATGTTCCAGCAACAAATGTTTCAGAACCAACAGTCCATTTATCTGATGTTTCGTTCCATAATAATGTTTTATTTGTATCATCACCACGTTCTATTTCAATACCACCATTTTCTGTAGCAG